GGAAAATCATGTGGCCAGGTCGGTGTGTTGTGTACGCACCGCCGGGTACTGTTCGGATGGATTTTTGATTTGTTCAAACCGGCTGATTATGCCTATGCATGTGTTGGATAGAGCGTTTGCTCGCGCGGGAACCTCCACTTTAAAGTTGGAGATTATTCGTCGCGACTCTGATGTCGTCAATCACAAGTTTGATACTGTGATTAGTCAGGATTTTGTGCAACGTATTGGTGCACACGATCTGGCCTTGATAGATTGCCCAAATAGTGGTTCTATTAAGAATATGGTTAATTTCTTGCCTGATGTTTTGCCTAAGGGTAAAACTCAGTCTTCAATGTTGTACCGGAGCAAAGAAGGCGTGTTGAGTAAGTTTTATGTCACATTAAACCCTAAAGTTGTTAACAACGGGTTATATGATGGTGAGAATGGAACTCTACGTACTTTTAATGGCTCTGAATATCATTTGCAAGAAAAGATTGATGACAAATTGACACCTGTGAACACATTCGATGGTTTGTGTACGGGTGTCTTGTGCGTAAATGAAAATGCACCATATATCGGTGGATTTCATTTGGGCGGACGCACGAATACGGACTATGGTATTAGTGCCACCGTATTAAGACGGGAGGTACAAAGTGCTTTAGACCGTATGGCGCTTGATGGGATTTCCACTCAAGCTGCCGATGCTAACGAGGAGCATCATTCCTATGGAATTGACCACATTATAGGTGATCAAATCCATCCTAAGAGTCCACTGAATTTCCTTGAACAGGGCAATCTGGAAGTCTTAGGAACCTGCAATGGCCGTGCTACTGCCATTAGCAAAGTCACTCCGAGTATTATATCTGATACAGTACACGAGGTGACAAAGGTCCCCAATACGTGGGGCCCACCCAAGTTTAGAGGACCGAACGGTCATCAGGCTTGGGTACCATGGAGGGCATCGCTGGTCTATTCAGCAAATCCTTCCAGTGGAGTTCCTCCCACGTTATTACTACGTGCGAAACAAGATTATATTTTACCAATAGCAGATATGTTAGAGAGTAAATATGACTATTATTTAAAGGAACTGAAGCCGTTGACGGAAGTGCAGATCGTGTCTGGTATCGACGGCAAACGCTTCATTGATAGTATGAATCTCGCAACAAGCAGAGGATTTCCTCTTAGCGGGCCCAAATCTCAAGATATTATTGAGTTGGAACCGAATGAGGAGCATGCTTGCCCCCGCACATTGGAACCCACACATTGGGATGAATTGGCGGCTTTTGAGGCCAATGCACGGCAATTTAAAAGACATAATTGTCCTTTTAAAGCTTGCTTGAAAGACGAACCCACACCTATCGTAAAAGATAAGGTACGCGTTTTCCAAGCGGCAAGTATGCCGTTACAGCTTGCAATGAGAAAGTATTTTTTACCCATTGCGAGAATGTTATCCCAACATCCATTGATGTCTGAGTGTGCAGTAGGTATTAATGCACACGGGCCAGAGATGGACCAGCTTTTTAAGCACATTCGTAAATTTGGAAAGGAACGCGGTTACGCTGGTGACTATTCCAAATATGATTTACGTATGCCCGCCCAATTAATTTTTGTGGCTTTCGATATTATGATTTCGTTTGCGCAGTGTTTTCCAGATAATTATACTCAGGATGACATCTGTGTAATGCGGGTCATAGCAACAGAAGTGGCATGTGCTGTTACTGCCTATAATGGTGATTTTATTCAATTTATTGGATCTAATCCTTCAGGTCAATCATTGACGGCGTATATTAATTCTATTGTGAATTCGTTATTACATCGCTGTGCGTTTTACGCATGGCAGGATGGTAGAATGTGGAATGCACATTTTAAGGATTACATTAGTTTGATTACGTATGGTGATGATTATGGTGGCAGTATATCCAAAGTCGTTGATTACAACAACGTTGATTTCGTTAAGTGGTGTGAACAATTTGATATGGTTGTAACTCCACCGGATAAGACGTCGGAAGTAGTTGATTACTTGGATTGTGATGAGCTGGATTTCTTGAAGAGAAGACCGCGATATGATGAGGAGTTAAACCTTTATATGGGTATCCTCGATGAGCAGTCTATTTTCAAATCCCTTCATAGTAATCTCAAGTCCAAGACAGAAACACCGGAGACCGTAGCCAGTAGTTGTATTGGTTCGGCACTCACTGAGTGGTTTCTGTATGGACGTGAGAAGTACGAAGACCGTCGTGCGCAAATGAAGGAAATTGCTGAAAG